TAGCAAGACCTTCTGCGTTCGTGCCAAGTTGCACGGCCCCGCGGGTTCAGCATCCGGACTGACCCCAAAGACAACAAAATAGAGATTCCGTTCTACATCACGCCCCAGCTGTGTATTCTGTGCAACCACCTGGAATTTCTTCGTCGGCCACGGCAAGATCCTTTCCGTAGAATTCACAATCAAGGAGAGATTGGCCGCCCAACTCCCCGCGGCAATACCAGAGCCGATCCCAGTTCCATCTCCTGTCCGTAGAGGATTCGTGTCGCGATATTTATTCTGTCTGAGCCGAGCCAGACTGATAAAGCCCAGAATAAGCCGCTGGAAAAGTCCCGTGATTTCCAGCCGTTTCTTAATGGAAGTTCCCAGGCGTAAATCAGCAGATTCAATAACAAAATCCTGCCGCAACTGCTGTTTATAAAGGATAGTATGATGTGTTGATCGTAACTCCGCCTTCATGTCATCATCCAAATGCAGAACTGAATACCGTCCATAAAGAACTGGATGATTAATCTCATGTTTCGGCAGTGTGACTTCGGGAAGAAGATTCCCGTTCGAATCATAAATCGCTAGACCATCCCAGGGGGCCGGACATATCTGGTACACAGGGTATTGTGGGGTGCCTAAGGAAGGCGCATAATACAGTAATCCACTTTCGACACACTCTTCAAGAGATAGTAGCCACAGGCGTACATAGAGTCGCTGCCCCCGGAAGGCGGCTAGAGGAAGACCTGTATCTCCCTTGCCTTGACAGCCAACGAGCGGAATACGAAAAACTAATTCGGGAGGCGTAGCATTCTTTGCAATTGAAAAATCCGTACCATCGTGGGAACCAGTATATTGATGCAAAAGCGGTGCCCTCATCTGTGTTGTCTCACTGTCAGGCTGCCAATCATTGTATTCTCCCCAGCCCTGCTGCAGCTCTATATTGTCCAGAAACAGTGACCAGCGATTAATGAGAAAATTACCGATACCATTTGTCCATCCATAGGCACAGGAGCCGCTAGAAGCAGCAGGATTTGCAATAGAGACAGGGTTTGTCTTGTTGAGAGCTGCCACGCGGGAGGGCAGCCAGGTCGGCATCTGTATATGAATATCGGCTGACATTAACATGTCGCCTACGCGGGGCAGATCAATATCGACCCAGTGCCCAAATCGGGCCGGTGAAAAGGGATATTCCGTGCGGATTTCGCGAGTTGAAGGGGATCGAGTCCCCCATCGTCCCCCAAAGAGACCACTGGTGGCGCCTTGCGTAAAATAGGCATCTTTTTTGCCCCGTGAAAGTAAATCTAAGACAGCCCCATCACTCATCCCTCCTCTGTTGAGGACTCAGGTTCTTAGACCAACAACAAAAAGTGACAGCGCGTTCCTTTCCCAAATCGAGGGCATAGAAGAATGATGACATCCTTCTGTGTACCCGAACGGCTCATTATGCGCCCCGCGCAATGCAGGTATTGCCCTGCAGAACATGACCATGATATTGAGGTGGGGGACCGTGAAGGAATTCGCACATGCGCCCTTCACAAACCGGATGCAGAGCGCGACTGCAATGCCCATCTTCACAAGACTAGCCTGGTGCGCCTCAGGGATGCGCGGACCGCTCTGGCCATCTTCTTTGACGCCCTCCCCGAAACCTTTTCTGTTATCCGAACAAGTGGAGAGATCGATCCAGGCTGGAAAGTCCCCTTTGATATCTATGAACTCCAATTTGTGTCAAAAATTCGCGACGTCGATTGGGGTATTCCAGTCATAAAGGGCACCGGAGAGACCGCGACCACCAAATCGGTCCGCCTAACAGACTTTCTGAAACCGGCACTACAGATTCCGGGCCTATCGGCGGATATAATCCGCCAATCTCTGGCCATCCTCGATGCAGGTGTCTATAAGGCTGATGTGGAGGCGCAGGATCGGATCGGCATCATGGCCCCAACAGAATCAGATAATCCCAATATGCAGATCATGCAACTCCCTACAGGGGAACTCGTTAGAGCCTTTGTCCCCCCTACGACCTTTTCCGTGTAGTTCGTCGCTGCCGCTGCGTTCGACGATTCCGACGGCGCCCTCCCACCATTGTAACAGATCTGCGACACTTAGTAGGATTCCATCGTGAATACTTATTTTGTTTATAGGCATCATAATTTGCAACACAGCCAACACAGGGCAGTGCGATGGCTCCCACAACAGACTTTATAATATTTGAAACCTGTTCAGGATATGCCTCTTTTAAATGTTTTGACAAATCTTTATCAAGTAATTCTAAAAATACAGTTGCCAGATGCTCTATTTTTTCATCATTTTCGGGCCGGTAACAAAAATTGGCATTCGTATGGCTGGGTGGGCGTTGATTCCCAATCCAATAGGCAGCAAAACCCTTTATATCATCAAAGGTTTTGCCCAAAGAATAAATATACGAAAATAATTTGGCTTCAACACAACTACTCCCATACCCACATTCCAACATACCGTCCTCAATCACTTTAAAGGGTGCAAACGAGTAACCATTGCGCCGCGATTCAAGATAGGCAAGGCTGTGAACATAGTGGACAGAAGGGCGAATCGTTTTGAGCTCTTTATCATCCGGTAAGAACATATATTGAGTTGCATCTTCGTACGGCTCCAAAAGAGATGTCGGCGCTTCAAGGGCCCCGCGCGGATATTCGGGAAATGCGACATCAACATTCGCATTTTCTAATAAAGAAATGAACATTTTGTGCCGGTCATCAAAATTGGACAGTTCAAACGGATCCCCTGAAAAGGTACAATACAACTTCCCATCATTTGTTTCCAAAATACCAATCATACATTTAATACGGTTATCAGTAGTCGATAGGCGAACAATATTCTCATGATATAATTTTAGCAATAAAATGGCAATTGCCGGTGTTGGTCGACCAAATAAGAAGGGATCTATTCCACCTAGGTGGCGAAACGAGTCCTGAAATCGCCCCTTTGTCGGTTCTTGTTCTTCTAACATACTCCGTATTGCCACTGCAGATTGCGACCGTTCTAAATAGTTTTGAACAGACGCTGCCATCTATAGAAAGATACGAAAAAGAGCTATTACCATCTCTTCTCACAATGGCTGTTGTGGCCGCCGCAACAGTAGTCGGCCTCTGCAAAACCGGCTTCATTCCGACAACAGGAGGCATCATGGTTATCTTTTGCCGTAGGGAGACGCTGCCCGGTCGCAGGATCAATGTAGAGACCGCAAAACTTTTTGCCACAGGAAAAGCACCAGGATCGACCACATCCGGCCCCCATCATGAATCCGCCCTTAGTCTGAAGACCACAGGCAAAAATGTAATTACACGCTTCATCTTTGAGACACCAGCGTTCACACCAGGGACATTGTTTCGCGTCTTTATCGGTTGACATCTAGAAGCTCTCTAGACTTTCCTCTTTAGGCTGTCAAAAACCAAAAGGAGTCAGACACAACGGTGCCGCTCCTAGATATAATTTCGCCGACAGTACTCCCGACTGTACCGATCCTCATCGACCTCATACTGAGGCCCACAGCAGTCCTCAATGAACTGCGGATGACAGGCAGAACAGACAAAGGTCGAATCTGCGCTGTAGACTGTCTTGCAGTGGTCACAGGAGAGGCCGCCGTATCGGGCCCGAGTCCAGGCATCCCTGAAGGCAGGGTTGCAGAGCTGACAAGGGGGCTTCTGCCGCGTGACATCCTTGTAGGAACCAAAGCAGTTTTCACAGAATAAAGCGCCATAGCTGTCTTCAGGATCCCAGTCATCATCCTCCTCTTCTGCTTCTTCCAACTCCTTGTAAGGCGCCATGATCTCTTCCAGAATAGCCGAGGCCGCTTCCCAGTTCTCGAAACGGCCCGGAAAGCAGACAGCACATGGAATCCGCGGGTCCTCCTGAGGGACAATGCAGAGACTGCACTTGACCACCTCCTCCGTAGAACAAGAGCAAGGGCTAAGATCAAGACGCGTCTTCCAGCAAGTCTCACAGTAGAGGATCCCATTGTACACTGCACCCTCTCCATCGAATCCCACCATTATGTTCGAGTAATCTGGCAGTTCAAATTCCATTTTGATTATTTTGTAGGTAGTGCTGTCTTCTGCGCTAACCTAAGCCAGACCATACATAGAAGCTACCCAATCACCTTTTCATACCGCTCCAGATAAAGGGAAGCAGCCAATGATAAGATAATGGCGGAAGTTAAAGTTCTAGAACGCTATGGCAGCCTGAACTGTGTCTCCTGTGGCTATGACTATAGAAAGGCAGAGGATGGAGAAGAAGAGAAGTCCATCCTCTACAGAATACACATGCACTATACAGTCAGAGCCTTCAACAGAATTATTCGGAATACGTGCGACGCTTGTCATCCGCAATTTAAGAAAGATAGGGAATTAGCAGAGCAGGATTGGTCAAAAGAGGAGATGGATGTTAAGTCACAGGAAATAGACTAACATACCGTAGGATCTGTAGCATCACTGGACTCCGCAACCGGCTGCCGCCCTACCGTCGTTAGGATATTGAGAGAAACATGGGACCATGCATCAGCCTCAGATTTCACCTCCTCCAGTTTATGTTTAAGGGCTGCAATTTCTCTTTCATTTGCGGCTACGATGGCCTTTAGGGAGTCCATACTACTGGTCGTACTCCCTACTGTTGCTGTAAGTATATCGATTGTCTTCCGCGTAGTCTCAATTATTATTTTCTGGGAGGCCACTGTACTCGTCAATGTCTGGGTTGTGGGGCTGGTGCATAGAGATCCCATGATCAAAAGGACTTGGGTCCTAAGGGATAGTCACATTTACGGGGGTTACATTCACGGGTGACACGTTTCAGATCAGTACATTGATGCTTTACCGCAGAGAGCAGTGATTTTATCCAGCGTCACCACCCGAGTCCGCAGCGTTTCGACGAGGCTTTGCGACTTACTAAGCTCCGCCTTGAGTGCCGAGATTTCTTTATTCTTCGCATCAATGATGGCGGACAGTGTCGTCACATCCTCCTCATGCGCCCGTGCCTTATCGGCTACCGCTATTCCCTTGATCTTCCCAGCCATCTCTCTGTCGCGCTCAATAAGAGTAGGCGTACAATAGTTGCGCTGACCCGTGAGAGATAAGTAGATATCCTCATACCACGTAACAGACCACCAGAGACGATAGCAAGGATGGCCGATATACTCCCGCGAAGGGGGAGAGCCATCTGCGACAGAAATTCCGGCTGTCTGGGCCACCTCCAGCCCCTTCTCCTCAATGTAGCCGACCCATTGCCAGTAGTCCTCTCCATCTGCAGGAAAGAGACGCGCCCTCTCTTCGACATCGGGTCCATGCCCCGTATCAATGGGGTAAGGGACACCGAGCACTGGATGATCCACAAATACGAGGCGCTTGGGATTGATTTCGAGCCATTCTTCCTTTAGATCCTCCAGAGTTGGCGCCAAGACCTTCTGAAGGAGAGGTTTCGCGACCCGATACCAGTCCAACTCAATGCGCATCGGTTCATCCAGGTCGGGCCACGGGCCCATCTTCCTGAGCGGCGGTACACGGATGCAGTGTTCCTGCAACAGCTTTTCTCCTGCCAGTCGCACGTTGCGCATCCAATCCCGGACTTCCCACACCCTAGAGGCACCCGTGTGGGGACATGTGGTGGGAAGTGATGGGTGCAGAGCAGGGCCACTACTCAGATACGCGCTAAGAATATCGTCCATCATGATCATTTTGTCTGAATTTGGAAAGTCTTTGTCTTACAAGAGTTCCTACCCTAAGGGGTTGGGAAGGGTACCACCTTCAAGTTTTTACAGGCATCAAAAGATAGCCGCTTACCATTTGATCCCAGCAGAGGCCCATCCGCCAATTTCATTGAACCAGACGGGCAGTATCCAGTCAGGTTCAAAGACAGGGGCAGCAAGCATCGCCTTCCGATTTGCCTTTGGGTTTGCATCTTGATTCTGAGTTGTATTGTTCATAGTGGTAGACAGTCGTGAGTCTGCAAAAAGTAACAGAAGATCCAGTAGTATCACCTTTTATTAGCCAAGGCTATCTCCTCAGCCGCCGCGTATTTCGTTGCCTTTGCCGCTGTTTTCTTGAACTCCGTGCGCCTCCAACAGCAGCAGCAGGAGCAGGGGCCCATGGTTGAGCAGGCAGCCCTGCAGCCTGTCTTGCCGCGGCAATAGGTGCATCCCGGACTAAATGCCTAGATCCCAATTTCCCATACGCTACATCGTCAGGTACCAGCTTCCGCACTGCCTCCTGCGTGTAACTCTCGAGTCGGGCAGCCCTTGCAGCTTCATTTTCACCAGCCCACCAGGAGGCCCATAAGGCTGCATTTCGGGCCCACCAAACGGGTTCAGCATATTTAATCCTGCCCCAGCGCTTCAGAGATTTCTCAATGTAGAGTTCTCCGCTATCTAATCTAGGGCGAAGTACTGGATCCTGCCAGGCGCGTGTGATATCGAAATCGCTGATCCATTCATTGATCGGTGGTCGGGGGCCTGGGCAAAGACCCGAATCACATCTCGCTCCAAATCGCCTTCCAGTTGCAATATCCTGATCTGCCTCTAGTTGCATCTGTGCTTCTGCAGAGGCGGAGGCAGGGACAGGGGCCGGAGCATTTGAAGGTGGCAGCGGTTCCATAATTCCAACTCCACTAATCCCGACACTCGCATTTGCCGGGCCGCCAGGGCGATAAATAGAACGATTTGGACCTACTGAGGCAACCGCAACAGCCCCCGGTGAGGATTCACTGTAAAAACTGGGGAGAGCGGCGGGATCAATGGCAGCTTCTGCACTTGGAACTGCAAGATTTCTCCTGGGAGGTGCCCCATTGGGTCCGCCGAGGGCGGCGGCAGCGAGTAGAGCTGCACTACCCAGTTTTGCGGCCATCTTATACATAAACTGTAGAAATTAGTGCATGGCCAAAAGGGATGGTATACCCGGAAGATCTGATGCTGTTATGAGCTTTGAGCCGTGGTCCATGACAGCAGCGGTTCCACAGGGAACACACTCTGAAAGAGGTAGCAGCAGTAGCGCACATCCTGATGGACAAACTCCTCAAGCAAGTCGCTGCAGACCTGATTGAGGACGATGCGCCAAGGTCGCGAAGAGCGGTGGAAGGAATCAAATTCGACCCGAAACAGGAACCACAGAAGATCGACGATGGCCGCTGCTCTAGCTCCCGTGCCAAAGCCGCCTTTCGTCAAGGCAGCTGCTATAGAACATCGCTGCACAGCCTCTTCCAGATATATGCACGATGGCGTTACTGCAGCCGCTTCCTTGAGAGCAGCCAGGAGAGGCAGTGCAGGGCTTGTCGGGACATGTGCAGAAGGTATAGATGAAGGTTCTGGAATGAGAATGGAAGGGCGCATGATAATTGTAAGGATTCCTATGTCTTATAAAGAATACCTATAGACCAAAATGCAGGGGCCCTAATGGTCACTTTTTAGCTACCTTGTCGTTAGTCCATAGTCTTCCAGCTGACGTAGCACTCCTTGCACATGGGCAGCTCTCCATCCGTATGACCCGTCTTTGCAAAGCAGTCCCAGCAGCGACTTTCGTATGCAGCCTGTTTCGCCCGCTCATTGAGTGGAACCGCGAGACACCAAGCGGTCACGTCGGCCCTCTCTGCCTCCATTGCAAGACGAGCGCGAATCACATCTGCCTTGGCCTTCTCTACCGCCTTCTGTGTGCGCTCCACCTCTACTGCTGCCCATCGCGCCGCCACTTCTGCAGCAAGAACAGCAGAATGGGCCTCTTCTTCAGCATGCTGGGCCGCTGTCGCAGCTTCCTGTGCCGCCCTCCAGGTGGCCTTCAGATCCGTGTGCATGTCTTTTGCTGTTACAGAGCTCATTGTTGTATAGAAGTCGTAGTCTTACACGATTCCCTGCATCATGCCAAAAGGCATGGAGTACCATCACCTTTTGATGGCTCCTTAGCCAACGGCTCCTTAGCCAGCGGCCTCCTCCTCTTGATCTTCATCCTCCTCCTGAGGAAGGTCGGGCGCCTCATAGCTATCAGGATCCTCCACAAAGTCCGCGAGTTCCTCAAGGAGCAACTCGACATCGTCAATGCAGACACCGCCGCTGCCGAAGAAGGCTGGTGCAATGACCCAGAGCTCCTCCTGCTCGAGAGTCGGCCGCATGGCTGCGCGGAGGAGGGCAATAGGATCAACATCTTCCTCTAGATCTGTATAACGGACCATCCCGTCGACCGACGTGACCTCTTCCACCAGGAGCCTGGCAAAGCGCTGGAACCGTGCCCTCTCATCGGTCTCATCGGCAAAGTGGGCAATGAACTTGTCGCAGAAATTAGCAAATTGGCCACTCATTTAAGATAGGAAAGGAATCTTTGTCTTACAAGATTAACCTGCACCCAGAAACCAAAAGGGCTGCGTTAATCAACTTTTTATGTAGTAGTGACAGCAGCGGAAGATGAAGGCAACTCCAGAATTAAATCCACACGCCCCTCGCGGATATAAGAGGGATCCAATGCACGGACAAACGCCGGACCGCGATTGCTGGTAAGAAGCAGAATCATATGAGGAAACATACCGCGACTGACCTCATCGAGAAATCGATTCCATCCCTCCTTGTCAGCGACCGCAGTGGGAATATTCTTGTGCCGCTCAATGGACCGGCCATGAATCGCCATCAATGGTCCATCAAATTCATCAAAGCAGACAATCAGCGGTTTCTCAGCACTGGGTTCTACCTGGCTGTGGAGAGAACCCAGAGTATCACCAGGTTCCCACGGTTTGAGCGTGTTGCAGTAGACACCGCCAAGTGCTTCAGCCAACAGAACCCCAATCATGGATTTGCCGGTGCCAGGCGGACCATGCAGAAAGACAGTGGCATGTCCGCGATCCCGCTCCTCAACCAGCTCCGTAATAGCGGTAAGAATAGTGGTCTGTTCGTCCCGCGGTTCAAAGCCACCCCCCACCTTGCGTTCCCGGTACCAGAGATTGTGGTAGGAACCACCGCGTTCAAAGACAGCCAATGTCTTTTTGGTAGCCCCTTTTCCATCCTCATCCTCAGTAGCTTCCCGTAGATCCGCAGTCAAACGCTTGTGCGAAGCCTCCGTAGCAATCATCCAGATGCAGTAGGTGACATCGCCATCATTGTTCTCAACGGAAATGTCCATCAAGTACCAGCGACCCACAGCATAGCCGTAGCTCTTGTTGTCGTCAGACATGTGGCTGGTGTTGGTAAC